CTTGTGGCATATAAAATAAGGGAAGTATCCACAAAAAACTTCCGTACTTCGGGGGAATGGCCTACAACAGGACTGTTTGGACAGCATCTTTTCAATAGCTCTGCTAAGTATGTAACGGTTTGTGAAGGTGAACTGGACGCTATGGCGGCACATCAGATGCTTGGAAACTATCCTGTTGTGTCTATTCGTAATGGTGCAGGGTCAGCTTTAAAGGACTGTAAACGTTCTCTTCAGTTTCTTGACAGCTTTGACAACGTTGTACTCTGCTTCGATTCTGATGACGTAGGACGTAAAGCGGCACAAGAAGTAGCTGACTTATTCTCGCCGGGAAAATGCCACATTCTAACGACTGCCCTTAAAGATCCTTGTGACTATCTCATCCAACGTAAATCTAAAGACTTTGTTTCTGAATGGTTTAACAACAAGAAACAGTACACTCCTGACGGGATAATCTGTCTGGCTGACATGTGGGATACTTTAGCAGAACGTGACGAGATTATTTCAGTTGAGTACCCGTGGTCTGGTACACAACGTCTCACTTATGGTATGAGGATAGGAGAACTCTGTACCTTTGCGGCTGGAACAGGGGCTGGAAAGAGTACCACTGTCAGAGAACTGGCCTATCACATTCTAATGAACAGTACTTACAATATCGGTATGCTCTTTCTTGAGGAAAGCGTTAAACGTACAGGTCTGGCTCTTCTGGGTATTCATGCCAACAAACCTATGCATCTTCCTACTTGTGAGTACACTAATGAAGAGTTTAGGGAAGCCTTTGAAGCTGTCAGTTTAGACAGACGTGTCTTTCTCTTTGATCACTTCGGATCTTGGGGTATTGAACAGCTTCTTTCACGTGTCAGGTTTATGGCTAAAGGACTAGACTGTAAGTTTATATTCCTTGATCACATCTCCATCATTGTTTCTTCTCAGGACTTTGGAGATGAACGCCGTGCTATAGACGAAGTAATGACCAAGCTTCGTATGCTTGTACAGGAACTTAACATCCATCTGGGAATCGTTACGCATCTTAAACGTGTAGCTAATGGTGGACATGAAGAAGGACACAGTGTATCACTGAGTCATCTTAGAGGAAGTCAGGGAATTGCTCAACTAAGTGACATGGTATTAGGATTGGAACGCGACTCACAGAATGAAGATGAAGTGATACGTAATACCACTCTGGTTCGTGTCCTTAAAAACAGATTTAGTGGTGACACTGGCCCTGCTTCTTATCTTAGGTATGACAGAATAACGGGAAGACAAACTGAAATAGAAAGGTCTGAAATAGAAGAGACTGATGAAACTGATTCTTGACATAGAAACGGATGACCTGAACGCTACCTGCATCCATCTCGCTGTCTGTAAAGACATGGATACAGGAGAGGTGCGCTCGTTTAGAGAATGGGAAAAGAGCAGTCTTCAGTCCTATCTTAATTCAACTGATCAGCTTATAATGCATAACGGTATTTCATTTGATCTTCCAATACTGGAACGACTGTGGGGAATTTACTTTCCTTACGAAAAGATTATTGACACCCTTATTATAAGTCAGCTAAACAACCCTATACGGGATGGTGGTAACAGCTTGGACAACTGGGGTAGTGTGCTTAACTTTTCAAAGATGACGCCTCCTACATCTTTTAAAGCGTACACTCCCTATCTCCACCGCTACTGTGAGCGTGATGTAGAGGTTACAGAAAAGCTTTACCACCATCTCCGTTCCCACATGAAGGGCTGGTCTAAACAATCTGTTCAGCTTGAGCATAAAGTACGAAGGCTACTTGACATTCAGAAAACCAACGGCTTCTTTATAGACAGAGAAAAGGTACAGGTTCTTGTCTCTTCCTTACTGGACGAGAGTGGAGAACTGGAAGACTATCTTGTTGAAGTGTTTGAACCAACCATTATTGAAATGAAAACCAAAACAAAAGAACTTCCTTTTAATCCTCAGAGCCGTCAGCAAATAGGAGATCGTTTGGTTAAACGGGGATGGAAGCCTCAGAAATTTACAGAAAAGACAGGACTGCCTGTCGTTAATGAAAGTACTTTAAAAGACTGTAACCTTCCAGAAGCGGAATACTTACGAAAGTATATGCTTCTAAAGAAACGTACATCTCAGATTGCTTCTTGGGTTAAAGCTATCAACCCTGAAACTGAAAGAGTACATGGAAACGTGATTACTATAGGTGCAGTAACTAATCGTATGAGTCATAACTCACCTAACATGGCTCAGATACCAGCAGTTTATTCACCATACGGAAAGGAATGTCGTGAGTGCTGGACAGTGGAAGATGTTGACAACTACCGTTTGGTAGGAGTTGATGCGTCTGGATTAGAGTTACGCTGTCTGGCCCACTACATTGACGACCCTAAGTATACGAGAGAGATACTGGAAGGTGACGTACATACTGCTAATCAGAAAATGGCTGGACTAGAGACAAGAGATCAGGCTAAGACTTTTATCTACGCCTTTCTTTACGGAGCAAGTCCACCCAAGATAGGTTCTATAATTGGTAAAGATGCCAGAGCAGGATACAGATTGATTGACAAGTTCCTTAAAGCTATGCCTAAACTGTCCAAGTTTAGAGAGCGTACCATGATGGAAGCAGAAGAAAGTAATATGATTAAAGGTTTGGACGGAAGGTACTTTCACATTAAGAGCAGTCACGCAGCTGTTAATACATTACTTCAGGGAGCAGGTGCAATCATCTGTAAGGAATGGCTTTATCACATAACAAACTACATAGAAGACAAAGGATTGAATGCTAAAGCTGTTGCTAATATCCATGACGAAGTTCAGTTTGAAGTTCACAAGCTGGACGCAAAAGAGTTCTGTACTGTTTCCAAACAAGCTATGAAAGACACAGAAGAGAGTTTGAGTGTGCGTTGTCCGTTAGACAGCGAAGCAAAGGTTGGACTTAACTGGTCGGAGACACATTAACATGGGACAAGGTGAACTATTTAAAGATGTAGAATCTATTGATAGAAAACATGGTACTAATATTTGTATTAAATGTGGAAAAGAAAAGTCTCTTAAAGATTTTTCACATTACAATCGCGGCCCTGAAAGAGTTTGTACAAAATGCAGAACTTTTCTTAGCAAAGCTTCGGCAGATCTTAGAAAGATCCACAAACAACCCGGAGAAGATTATGTGTGTCCTATTTGCCTTAAAAAACCAGAACCGCTTGTTGTGGATCACGATCACAAAACAGGTAATTTTATAGGATGGGTGTGTGGAAAATGTAACTCAGCAATGGGACATTTTGAAGACGACACTGATAATTTAAGAAGAGCTTATGAATATAGAAAAAACTACGATGATGGATTAAAATAATGGATGAAGTAATTATAAAACCTTATTGGATAAAGAAAGCTAAACAAAAATCTGAAGAGATGGGGGTTCTGCGTAACTCTATCTCAGGAGGTCAGGGAAACATAATGGGTTTCATTGGAGAGTATGCAGTTCTTTCCCTTATTAAAGGAGGTAAGATACATAACACTTATGACTATGACATTAAAACAGCCATAAGTACTATTGATGTAAAGACAAAACGAACACGGGTGAAACCACTTCCCCATTACATGTGTTCTGTTGCAGCTTACAATACAAAACAAAACTGTACTTACTATGTATTTGTACGAATGCTTTCAGACTACACAAAGTGCTGGGTCTTGGGGTGGATGGGAAAGGAAAAGTATTTTGAAAACGCAACATTTCTTAGAAAAGGAGAGGAGGATGGTGACAATGGATACATCGTAAAAGCAGACTGCTACAACCTGCCGATAAATAAATTGAACGAAATTGAATTTTTTTCTTGACACCAAGTTTCGCTTGATTTACGGTTGGTTTTCGTTTGGAACTTAATTGAATCTTATAGAAAAGGAACTTTGATATGCCAGTAATTTCTGGAAAAGCCTATTGGCCTAAACTCCATACTCCAATGGGTACGATAATGAACCCTGAAGATAAACGGTATTCTATTGACGTAGGTAACTTGGATAAAGCTAACGTCAAGCTTGCCAAAGATCTGGGAATGAATTTAAAGACAGACGATCCTGACTCCGGTAAGAACAATGCCGGAATGAAGGAAAAGTTTGTTACCCTTAGACGGTATGGTACTGACTACAACGGTAATCTCAATCCTAAACCACCGTTAGTTGACGCTAACAACAAACAGCTTTCTGACGAGATGTATCGTAAGCTGGGTAACGGATCGGACGTTAACGTAAAGTTCTCCTCTAAAACAACTAAGAGCGGCTTTCATCAGTTTCATCTTGAAGCTGTTCAGGTTATCTCCTTAGTTGAGTATGACGCTCCTGAAAGTGACGAGGACGTTAGCGGAAGCTTTGAGGTAGTTAAAGGCGGTTACACAGGCGAAGCGGCTGAAGACGTACCCTTCTAATCCTTGCAAACTTTAGAGGTGATAGCATTATGACTTCTCTTTCAACGATACCACAAGACTTTCAATCTTTATGGGACAACGCTGTTGCTCCTTGCAGCGAAGACCTTAAAGTGTTTTGTGACAATGTATCAGATGCTATCACCTCGTCTTTTTTAGAAGCAAAGGAAGACCGCGTTGTACTGAGGATGTCTAATATCGGTAAGCCCTCACGTCAGTTGTGGTACGAAACTCATTACCCTGAAATGAACGAAGAGAACAGAACTGAATACAGTTTGATGTTGAAGTTTCTGTACGGTCATATTCTGGAAGAGCTTCTTGTTCTTCTTCTTAAAACTTCTGGACACTCTGTTGAAGAACAGCAAAAAGAACATGACATAGATGGTATTAAAGGACATCAGGATGCAAGAGTAGATGGTGTTCTGGTAGATTTTAAATCTTCTTCAGGAAGAGCCTTCTCAAAGTTTAAGAACCACAAGCTGGTAGGTGACGACCCATTTGGTTACATTGGTCAGATGTCGGCTTACGCCGCCGCTAACAACGACAAAGAAGCTGCTTTCATTGTTATTGATAAACAATCCGGTGAAGTGGTAGTCATGCCTCTCCACGACATGGAGATGATAGATCCTGTAAAAAGAATCCAAGAGCTTAAAGCTGATCTTGAAAGCGACATTCCTCCTGACAAGTGTTACTCTGCTGTTCCTGACGGACAGTCAGGCAACCTTAAACTCAGCGTAAGTTGTAATTACTGTAGGTTTAAATTTGACTGTTGGGAAGATGCGAATGACGGTAAAGGACTAAGAGGCTTTAAGTATGCTAATGGAATACGATACCTCACTCAAGTAAGAAAGGTTCCTAACGTTGAAGAACTCACACCTAACTTTTAGATCCAAGTTTGAAGAGATGGTTCACGAAGACCTGTCTCACAGAGAAATTAAAGCGGAGTACGAACCCTTTAAGATTGACTATACTATTCCCGAATCTTACAAAAGATATACTCCTGATTTTGTATTAGAGAATGGAATTTGTATTGAATGTAAAGGATGGTTCCCTTTAGATGCCCGTAAGAAGATGATCTTTGTACGTAGTTCTAATCCCCATCTTGACATTCGCTTTGTTTTCATGGATGCTGATCACCGACTACAGAAGAAGAGTTCTACTACATTAGGAGAGTGGGCCACTAAACATAAGTTTATGTGGGCAAGAGAAACTGTACCTCAAAGCTGGGTTAATGAAAAAGAATCTATATGTAAAGACAGAGATTACAGAGAAGTTGACCATCGCGTCTACTTCAGTCGCTACGGCCCCTACTCACGTACCTGAAGCTTCTGTTTCCTCTCAAGACAGTGCATGGAATACATTTTCTAACACCTATATATTTAATGAAGATCAGGAAGAAGCAAAACAAACAAGTCCGGAACGTGTAATGTTTATCGCAGTATTTCTTCAGTCTCTTTTAGACGCAACCAAACCTGAATACGAAGGAGAACCAAGATCATCAGTTGCCAATAGAAACTGTGCTGTTAAATGGTTCACTCAACCTGCTTGTGTTACAGCCTCAACCTTTGAACCTATCTGTGAACTGGCAGGAATTGAACCCACTTACGCAAGAAAATACTTTAGTTTAATAATGGAAGGTGAAAGGGAGTTTACGTATAGACGTATTAATATACTGTTAAACTCAACAAAGACATGACAAAAGAAAAAGAATCTGTATTTGATTTAAATAAAGAACAGATCGTTTTGTATAATGACATCTATAAACTTATTAGTCCTTATATAAAACCGAATGATCCTGACTCTTTGTTGATGACATCAGGTACACTGCTTGCTATTTCCATCCAGCTTTATACAGCTATGTATAAGGATAATGAAACTATTGAAAGTATATTAGAGAACGCTAAAGAATCTCTTCCCAAACTACGGGACTCTATACATAAAGAACTCCACGATACAACTTTCCACTAAGAGAGGTATATATGTTTATTGCATTTACTATAATTTCTTCCTTGCTTTTTGTTTCAGAGAAGAGTACTTACTTTGAACAGGTTCAGAAACAAATGGACGCAGGTGCGGAGTGGCATTACATAGGACAAACCGCTGCTGATCCAAACGCTGAACAGATCTTCACCTTTCCTTCAGAGAAAGGATCAAAAACAATACTGTTTAAACTTAAATAATCTTTGTAAAGGAGAGAGATAGGACACAATGATTAATGACCCTGTAAACAATCCGCTTCATTACAATCGTAAAAATATTGAAGCTATTTGTGCCATTGAAGCCAGCATGGACGAAGAGGAGTTTCGTGGATATCTTAAAGGTAATACACTCAAATACATGTGGCGTTATAAATATAAAGACAGCCCCATAGAAGATCTTGAAAAAGCACAGTACTACCTTAACCTCTTGATAAAAAAGGCAAAAGAACATTATGGCTCAACGTCGGAAGACCCCTAATCCTAAGTGTGACTACATGGAATCTAAGCATAACGCTTTGATACTGGTTAATAATATTAAACGACACTGTAAGAGCTATAACTATACAGATTTTGATATCTGGTGTGAGAAAGAGAAGTTAGGTAATGACCACATCTGGGTTGTAAGAAGTAATCTGTCAGAGAAACTTTACAACCTTTCGTAAGTTAACACATAAAGGAGAGCATTGTTATGTCTACATGGCGTAGTAACGAGAACCCCATGTTTCGGTCACTTCTGAGCGAAACTATTTTCAAACAAAAATATCAGCATGAAGGATGTGAAACATGGACTGATCTAGCCCGTACACTTGCATCTGACGTGTGTGGTAGTCTTTTAAGTGAAGAAGAAGTTAATGAACTGTCTAATCTTATAAGCGATCTAAAGTTTATTCCCGGCGGTAGGTATCTGTACTATGCAGGAAGAGATAACAAGTTCTTTAACAATTGTTTCCTTCTGAAAGCAGAAGAAGATACCCGTGAAGATTGGGCTGATCTCAGTTGGAAATCTGAAAGCTGTCTGATGACAGGAGGAGGTATCGGAGTAGACTATTCAGTGTATCGAGGATCAGGTGAGATACTGCGTGGTACAGGAGGTGTAGCTTCCGGCCCTATTCCCAAGATGCAGATGATAAATGAAATAGGAAGACGTGTTATGCAAGGCGGTAGCAGAAGATCAGCTATCTATGCCAGCCTTAACTGGAAACACAAAGACATTAATGAGTTCCTTCACGCAAAGAATTGGGATGACATGGCGATTGGTGGAACAGAATTGACAATGGGAGAACTCAAGAAAAAAGATTTTAATTTTGCGTGTCCACTTGACATGACAAACATCTCTGTCAACTATGATACGGAATGGCTGCTTAACTATTGGAAAACAGGAGAAGTCGGTGACATATTCCGCGAGAATGTACGTCAAGCTTTATCTACCGGAGAACCGGGATTCAGTTTTAATTTCTTTGACAAGGAAAAAGAAACACTTCGTAATGCCTGTACTGAAGTTAGCAGTGCTGACGACAGTGATGTATGTAATTTGGGAAGTATTAACTTAGGCCGTATTGATTCTATTGAAGAGCTTTCAACAGTGGTGGAACTTGCTACCAAGTTTCTTATATGCGGTACTCTTAAAGCCAAGCTTCCGTATGAAAAGATCTATGACGTGCGTCAGAAGAACCGTCGTCTTGGTCTGGGAATGATGGGTATCCATGAATGGCTTCTTAAAAACGGACACAAGTATGAGATTGTTCCTGAGTTAGAGAACTGGTTATCTGTTTATAAAGGAGTAAGTGACAAAGTTTCCAAAGAGTTTGCTGACCATCTTAGTCTTAGCCGTCCTGTTGCAAATAGAGCAATAGCTCCAACAGGTTCCATTGGAATACTGGCTGGAACAACAACAGGAATTGAACCTATATTTGCGGTAGCTTATAAAAGAAGGTATCTTAAAGGCGGTAACAGATGGCATTATCAATACGTAGTTGACGCAGCCGCTTCCGAAATCATTAACATTTATGGAATTGATCCAGACTCTATAGAGACAGCCATAGATCTTGCTGAAGATTATGAAAGGAGAATCAAGTTTCAGGCAGGGGTGCAGCGGTACGTTGACATGTCCATCAGTTCAACAATTAACTTACCGGAATGGGGGAGCAAATTAAATAATGAAGAAATGGTGGAATCATTTTCGCAAACACTATCCAGATATGCTTCTGATCTACGGGGCTTCACTGCTTATCCTAATGGTAGTCGTGGTGGGCAACCTCTCACAAAAGTCCCATACTCAGAAGCCGTTGACAAACTTGGAGAAGAATTTGAAGAGTCCATAGAAGCACATGACATCTGTGATATAACTGGACGTGGAGGATCATGTGGTGCTTAAACATATTTTAAAATGGTGGAATAAATTACTAGAGGGAAAACCTTCACCTAAGTATC